GGTGGTACCGGTGCTAGTACAGACAAGCAGGTACGGTATCACGTACCGATGGAGGAGATTTTCATCTACGATGACTCCCAAACGTTTGTGGCTCACTACATATTGAAGATTGGAAAGATTGTCATTGTCAGTGAGCGGTTTGAGGAGGACAACCACAAGATTCTGTGCCCGTTGCACATGGCTCGGCATACGGATATTGGACGGATGTTTGGGAGAGGGTTCCTTGCTCCATTGGTACCGTTTAATGACCAGTTGGAGAAGATGACATCGAGTCTGTTCAAGAACATTCGTGAACTGGATATGTTCGGGACGTTATTCGTGTCTGGGGGTATGGGGATTGATCTCAAACGGTGGCGGACTGGACCGAGGCCCAAAGTGGACAAGTACGAGGTTGACCCGCTCAACCCCGGAGCGGAACCTCTCACGTTAGGACCGAAGAATACGGGACCACTTCCCGCAAAGTTTGCAGAGTATGCAGTAGAGACTATGCAACGACTCGCTGGGCAGGGGCCGTACTATGGGGGGGAGACGAGTGGGAGAGTGGATTCTGCGGCTGGTCTTGGGTTCCTGTTCAATACGGGGAACATTGCACTGGGGTTGCCATCGCACGGACTCGCGGATGCTTTGTCGGGGGTGTACGCCCGCATGTTGCAGGTTACGAAGGATACGGCTCGGCCAGGGACCGCGATTGAGTTGGCGATTGTGGATGATGCGATTGCTGGTGTGGTTGTGAACCCCACAACGGGGGAGATTAGCTTGGCGGATAACCCGATTCCTGATCCGTGGGAGGTAGACATTGACATTCGAGACCGAACTCCCAGGGAGCCCCATGTCCGGTTGCAGGAGTTAAAGGAGGGGTTCCAGATGGGGCTTGTAGATTGGAATCGGTTCTGGATAACAGTTTTGGAGGAGAACCTGGAGTATCCTGGGGCTCCCAAGGAAATTTGGGAGACGTGGCGGAAGGCAATCTGGCAGATCATCCTCCTGTTCAGGGATGGAGTGAACCCAGGACCATTGATTACCGGGGAGCATACACAAGATGCTAATATTCAGTTGCTTGCCCTCCAGCGGTTTATGAATAAGGTCGAATACGGCCTCGCGTCATCACGAGTTCAAGAGGAGTTCGAGAAGTGGAAAGAGACACTCGAAAGGTTGTCGGGGCAGAATTACCCAGTCGGTCTCCCACCTCCCGAGGAGGTTGCACAAGCCCGGATGGCTCAGGATCAAGCTGCCCAACGGCAACAGCAAGGACGGGGGCTTCCGAATCTTCGGGGCCTGTTTGCAGCTTAGAGGGGTCAATTCTGCTGGGGCCTCACGTAGTAGAGGTTTCTTATGCGGAGTTGGGGGACGATTCTGGGGAGACTGATTTTGATAGGCTCTCCATTCGGATTCATAAGGACTCGAAACCCTCGTACCAAGTTGAGGTTTTCTTTCACGAATTGGTTCATTTCTGGTTGTCCGACCTACCCCTATTGGAAGGGATGGAGGAAGCCGTTGCTACAATAGTGGGAAGGGGAATTACCTCATTCATTCGGTCCAATCCTTCGTGGTTGGAACGGGTGGTTGGGATGGTCCAACCTACCCCACAGGAGAAGAAAGATGGATGAGCCGAACGATGCCCAGGGACATCCGCAGGTGGTTGTAGATGACGATGTGGCCGCGACGTTGAATGTTGATCCGAACATTGACCCTGGAGCACCACGGACCCCTACCGGATCACGCACCTACAATTTGAAGGTGTATGGGAAGAACCAGACACTTACCGAAGATGAGTTGGTCAAGGTTGCCCAGAAGGGGCTCGCCGCAGACCAAAAATGGCAGGAAACCGCGGAGAAGTTGAAAGCCGCGGAGGCGGACTCCCGCATTGTTGGGGACTTGAAGAAGGTCCTGGAGGGGGATGCGTCAGCGTACCGGAGGCTGGCTGCGAATTTTGATATACCGGGGGATCAGGTTGAGGACGTGATCCGCCGAATGAGTGGGGATGCTCAGGGCGAGGATGGGGACGAGGAAGACTGGGAAGAGTACGATGACGATCCCAGGGTTCCAAAGCGTAAGCAGACTGTTTCAGAGACACGCAAGACGGGGTACAAGGATTTTGAGCCGGATGTACAACGTCTTCTGAAACGGGCCGAGAGAAACAGAATTGACGAGATTGTTAAAGAGTCGCTTGACTCTGACGAGGAACTGACCTATAATATGAAGGCTCTCGATGACGGGGGCCGTAAGACCGTGTTGGAACTGGTCCGCCGAGAGATAAAGGGACGGCTGGCCGAGACCGGGGATTTTGGGGAAGGGGAAATGCTCAAAGACATTCTTCCCTTCGTTAAGCAGGTGGTTAATGGATTGGGGGCTGCCCGCCGTGGACCACAGCTTGGCCTTGGCCCATCTCCGTCTGGTGCTCCTGCCACTGCCTATCCCACTCGGGAGCCGGATCGAGTTTCCAGCCAGGACCCAGGCTACGAGCAGTATGTTTTGGACTCGTTGGCCTACCACCTCACCAAAGGGAGTGAGGCGTAGTACCTACACTTCACCGTAACCTAGTTGCCGGGACTTCCGCAACACTGCTCACACGTTCAAATCTTTTGAACAAAGCGGGTACTAACCCGCCGGGTCGGGTAAGCCGGGACCCCACAGTCCCGTTCTGATCGCAGTGTAAGTTTAAGTTCGTTCATTTCCAATTCTCACTTTGGGGGACACACGTCCTATGGCAACTATCCTTGATGCCATTCAACACACTCTTGTCCAGGAACTCCTACCTACTATCTACGATGCAGGTTGGGAACTGGACGCATTCTACCCGATGGTTCGTCGTGCTTGGCAGAATGTCAAGCGGAACAGGGGTATCGGTCGTGGTTTTAACGTCACCAAGAACTGGGTGACTGGTATGGCTGGTGGGGCGAAGTTCCAGTCGGCTCAGGGGTCCAATGTTGTGACCGGGCCGCAAAACTTCAACATGTACGATACCCCTCAGCGGTTCCCCGGCCTTGATGAAGTCACGGCCCCGGCGTTCATCACGTCTACCGTTCAACTCATGGAGCAGCAAGCCAACCTGTATATCCCGCATCACATTATGCGGGCTGACAGGTTGGATGCGTCGATTGGTAGTGTACTAGCTCAGAACCTCCGTGGTGTTGGTGAACTAGTGACACAACAGGAGATGGCTCTGTTTTATAGTACCGCCCCGGCCACTGCGGCTCTCGTAGACTTGGGTAACACCTCGGATACCGTCTCGAACGCATCCGCTAGTACCTCAGCGATCAACGTGGATATGGGCCACGCGAACTCCGGGGATGGCCGAATCCACAGGCTCCGCCAGGGTATGCTCGTAGACCTGTACGACAGTACGGGTACAACGAAGCGTAACTCCAACTTCTTCATCGCGGTGGACAACGTAGACCCCCTCGCCCAGACCTTCCGGCTTCGCCGGGTAGACGGTGGCGAGTTACAAACGACTACCGTGTTGAACGGTGGGATTACCTACGCAACCGCTGGTGGCGACGATGACATCGTTGTCATCAAGGATTCGATGGGTTTCACGCCGGGCACGTTGGAGTCGTGGATTGCGGATGGTTCCTCGATCACGTCCTTCTTTGGGATCGACGTTAGGGACTTTGGGCAGTACAAGTCCTACGTTCCCTCGGCGATCTCTGCGGCCTTGACGGATACGATTCTGAACCGCCACATCGGTTGGTTCTACGAGTCGTTCCCCGGTAAGAAGCTGGACGCGGCTTTGACCACGCTGGGCGTTCTGCTCGGTTTCCTCGACAACCTCGACGGTTACAACTCCGGTAATGCCAACGCTGGTCGTCTCCGTTATGACCGTAATGGTCAAGCGATGGATGTTGAGGCTGGTTGGGAAGGCTTCCGGTATCGTTTTTCCGGTCGTCCGCTCGATGTGTTCACTTCGACTTACTGTCAGGGTGGTAACTTCTACGCTGGTCGGTTCAAGAAGCAGATCACGCGGTATGTTCCACCGCCCATTGGTGGGGCCAAAGTGGACAGTAGGTTCGGTATGGAAATCGAATACGTCGCTTCGCTTGGTGGTTCTGGATACCAGGGCATTTTCAAGCACGCACACGATTCGGGTCGTACTACGAACTTCGTAGAGTGCCCGATGCTCCGGCAGTGGGTCTGTATGCCCGAGAAGCCTAACTTCTTGAAGCTGTCGGGTATTACGGAAGTCATCGGACCGGCGTAGTTCGTAAGCTGCTAATACAGTGGAGATTGCTCTCTCCTCCCTTTCGAGGTTCCGCGGGGGTCGTCCTGACCCCCCGGACCTCGGAACTTCTTTCGGAGGAGCCTTTTGGAGAGAGATATGGGGATTACGAAACTGAGAAGGGGGGTTC